ATGTAATTGGATATGAAAGTGATGGTACTCAAAAATTATCATCAGGTGATAAAGTAAGAAAAATCAGTTTTGGTCTTTCTTCACAAGTTGGTTATGATAAGGACCTTTTCAAATATAAAGGTTCGGCCGCTGCTGGCTCAACCAGCGGTTTCCACTTATCAACTAACGCATCTACAATCACTGGTACAACGTTTACAACCACACCTTATGACTTAGAAGGTCAAACAGGTGTTGATAACGTAATGACAAGTATTAACTACCGTAAATTCACATTCGCAGTATGTGGTGGTTTTGACGGTTGGGATATCTACAGAGAAGTTAAAACATTCGGAGACCCGTACATCTTTGGAAAACCAACTTATGTAAGTGGTAACACTTCAAATGGTGGTGTTTTCAGTACAACTGCCGGAAACTCTGACTACTACGCTTACCTACAAGGTATCAATACATTCGCAAACCCTGAAGCAGTTGACATTAACATCTTCGCAACTCCGGGTATTAACTTCTACGACCATAGTTCATTGACTTCACAAGCAATTGACATTATGGAAAATGATAGAGCGGATTCACTTTACATCATCGCGCCACCTAATTTCTCAACAGTTGAGGAAGTAGTAGATGCATTAGATGGAGTTGCACTTGATACTAACTATTCAGCAACCTACTGGCCTTGGATTCAAGTTAGAGACCAAGATAATGCAACACAACTATACATCCCACCAACAGGTGAGGTTGTTAGAAACATCGCTCTTACCGACAACGTATCATTCCCATGGTTCGCGGTAGCAGGTTACTCAAGAGGTTTAGTAAAAGCTATCAAAGCAACTAAGAAATTGACACTTGACGAAAGAGATGAGTTATACAAAAATAGAATTAACCCAATCGCAACCTTCTCAGATACTGGTACTATCATTTGGGGTAACAAAACCCTTCAAGTTAGAGAATCTGCGTTGGATAGAATTAACGTAAGAAGATTATTGTTAAGAGCAAGAAAGTTAATTTCGGCAGTTGCGATTAGATTACTATTTGAACAAAACGATGAGCAAGTAAGAAATGAGTTCTTGAGATTGGTTAACCCAATTCTTGAAGCAATTAAGAGAGAAAGAGGTTTATACGAATTCCGTGTAACTGTATCAAATGACCCAGAGGACATTGATGCAAACACTCTTAGAGGTAAGATTTATATCAAACCAACTCGTTCACTTGAATTCATTGATGTTGAGTTCATAATCACACCAACAGGAGCATCATTTGATAATATCTAAATGAAAAAAGGGGAAGTTTAACCGCTTCCCCTTTTATATGTTTCACATGGAACCAAAATTTATAAAAAATATACTTTGATAAACCACCCAGTATTATACCAGAATATTCTAGTATCTAGTTCTAGTATTATTATTTTCTAGTTTTATTTCTAGTTCTAGTATTATACTAGTATGGAAAAAATACGAAAAAAAAATGACATTAACAAGAGGTGCAGATAAACAAATTATATTTTTTAGATAATAACATATTTATAAGAAAGTAAGATAAACTTAAAAAATTAAAAAAACATAGACATGGCAGATTTATTAATGAAAATGCCGGTTCCTTACGAACCGAAAAGAGTAAACAGATTTATCCTTCGTTTCCCTTCTTCATTGGGAATCAACGAATGGTACGTTTCGTCAGCGGCTAGACCGAGTGCTAAAATCAACTCAGTAGCGATTCCATTTATCAATACTTCAACTTACGTTGCTGGTAGATTTGAATGGAATGAATTAAGAGTAACCTTTAAAGACCCAATTGGTCCTTCGGCATCACAAGCATTGATGGAGTGGTTCCGTTTACACGCAGAATCGGTAACAGGTCGTATGGGTTATGCTGCAGGTTATAAGAAAGACATTGAATTAGAAATGTTAGACCCAACGGGTGTTGTGGTTGAAAAATGGATTCTTCAAGGTACTTTCATCACCGACTTAAACTTCAATGAACTTGATTATTCAAGAGATGATATCGCAACTATCACTTGTTCATTGAGAATGGATAGATGTATTCAAGTATACTAAAATAAAACAAAATCTGTCAAAGCGAAGGTCTCTCAAAAGGAGACCTTTACTTTTTTATATAAATTCCGTAAACTTATATAGTTATAACAAAAACATTTATGGAAGAATTTAGAGTCGACCCAACCATTGCGTATGACGTTGTGGAACTACCCTCAAGAGGGATACATTACCCAAGTGGAAAAAAATCATTACGAGTTGCTTATTTAACGGCAGCAGATGAAAATATTTTATCTGCACAAAATCTAATCGCTTCAAATTCAGTTGTTGAAGAGTTACTAAAAAGAAAAGTTTTAGAAAGAGATTTTAACATCGATGATTTAGTTGATGAGGATAAACAAGCGGTTTTATTATTTTTAAGAAACACTGCGTTTGGTCCTGAGTATAAGGTTTATTTAAAAGACCCAAAAACTGATGAGGATTTTTCTGTGTCAATTGATATTAGTGAAATGAAATTTAAAGATTTCACGTTGGAATCAGATGAGAATGGTGAATTCCATTATCATATGGAAAAAAGTAATGTTGATATCACATTTAAATTCTTAAATAAAAAACAACAAAATGAGATTGATGAAATCGAGAAGAGTTGGAAGGGTCAGGGTGTACCACCTATTGTGACAAAACAACTTGAAATGATGATTAAATCGGTAGCGGGAAATAAGGACATGATGAATATTCACAATTTTATTCAAAAACTTCCGATTAAAGACAGTCAAGATTTTAGAAAATACGTAAAAGAACATACACCAGGTTTAGACCTTAAAAAAGAAGTAAAATCCCCGTCAGGAGCGTCCGTGCTGGTAGATATCGGATTCGGGGTGGAGTTTTTTCGCCCTTTCTACGGATTATAAGAAAGGACAATTAGATGAAATATTGTATCTAATTAAAAGAGGATTCTCTTATGGAGATATCCTATCTATGCCAATATACATTAGGAGATACTATATAAATTATCTAATTGAATTGGAAAATAGTTCAAATTAGTATTTATAGGTATGGCGGATTTATTAGATTTAGCAAAGAAAGGAAGAGTCACTGAATTTGAAAAGGAGTGGGCAACGAAGAACAACAGACCCTATCCTTTAAATTACAATGATGGGATATTAGCAAAGGCAGAATTCGACCGACTTAAAACATATGATACAAGTGCAGGAAAAACCACAAGTGGTAGTGGTACTGCAAACACATTTCAAAAAATAGCCGGTGGTGTTTTAAATGCTGGTGCCGAAATTATTGGTGCACAAGAACAAACGGGTTATCTCCCACAAATGACAGAGGAATATATTAAAATGTCCGGTGTTATTAAGGGAATGATAGATGGTCAGGGGAACCTTAAAGGTGCCACTGAAATGTTTAAAACAGTATTGGGTTCAATTGGTGACCAAGGTTTATTATACTACAAACAACAAACTGAATTACTCGGACAAGTCAATAAAGAACTTGGTTTAACGGGTAAATTTTCTGAAGCATTTAGAGATGAATTAACACAAGCGAATCCCGAATTACTAAGAATTGGAATTGGTTTCCAAGAATTATCAAACGCGGCTACCGGTTTGGTACAAGAAACAGGTAGATTCTTATCTTTAAATAGGGAAACATGGAAAGACGCAGGATATGCTGCATCTGCATATGTTGGAACATTAAGTGATTTGGTAAGAATGTATCCCGCATTTGAAAAAATTGGTGTAGGCGCATCTGATGCGTCAAAACAAATTGAAAAAGCCGGTAGAGGTTCAATTGCACTTGGATTACAAGCACAAAAAGTAACAAAAGAATTAGGTAGTAATATTGGTAAGATAAATGAATACGGTTTTCAAAATGGTATTCAAGGACTTACAAAAATGGTTCAAAAATCAATTGAATTCAGAATGAGTATGGAAACTGCATTTAAAGTTGCGGATGATGTAATGGACCCTGATAAGGCAATTGATATGGCAGCTAACCTACAAGCGATTGGTGGCGCTATTGGAGATTTTAATGACCCATTGAAATTAATGTATATGGCAACTAACAATGTTGAAGGTTTACAAGATGCATTAATCGGTGTTGCAGGTTCATTGGCAACATACAATGAAGAACAAGGTAGAT